TTCAACATCTCGAATGACAATGCCCTCACCGTGTTTACCGTTGGGGTACTTGATCTCGGCCATCTTGCGTAGCGTGTTAGCGGTGTGCGCAACACCACCACCCATGGCAACGCGATCGGCAATGGGAATCCCGATCAGGTTGACGCAGATGTGGTCGAGCTGGTCAACCCCCATGCGCTCATGGGTTTTGTAGTCATACAGCGTAAAGGCCCGGCCCTCAATATCAGCCAGACCCATGGGGTTGCCCTGGATGCCGGGACCGACCACCTCGAACTGCAGCGCGCAGCCTTTTGGAATCTTGCTCATGTCGTACTTGCGGGCCGCACGCCAGTAGCTGTTTCCGGCGCCCGTCTTGGTGAACTCGCGCAACTCCAGGTTGCGGCTGGCCACATGCAGGCCGTCGTCGTCGTTCCAGGCGGTGCAACTGGTGCCGTCGCACTTGAGAGTGGCCACCCAGGGCTCGGTGGCCATGCGCTCAACGAGCTCAGGCACGGTCTGGAAGTTGGGCTCGTCGGTCTTGGGGATGAAGGACGGGAACGAGCCAATGGCTTCGCCCGACATGCTCGCTGGCAGGGGTTTGTGGTGCTTGGTGACGCCCAGCGCTTCGGTGAGGTCGGTGCCCACCGGCAGATCAGGGGCGCCCTGGATGATGACGCATTCGGACGGGCAGCCCTTGAAGCGGCTCATGCGCACGCGCCATTGGTGTTTTTCCATGAAGGCCCAGCGCGGGTCTGGCGGCAGGATGGCGTCTTGCAAAAAGACGGTAACGAGTTCATCCACCTGATGGTCCAGGCCGACCACCCCCGTCCACTTGCCAGAGCTGCCGCAGACAACCGTGGCTTTCTTGATGCGGTCGGCGCCTGCAATGTCTTCGATTGAAATCAGTTTCCCGACAACTGCTAACTTCATGAATCATCCTTTTTGTTTGAAATAGTCGCACCGCCACAAGACGGTTTTGACGGGTTGAAAATTCTTGGCTTTGCTGGCGTAACGCTGCTTGCAGTAGTCGCCATTGAGGTTTTTGCAGGCCAGGCAAATCTTGCGGTCATCGAACGGGTCGCGGTCGCGGCGCATGAGTTGGTCTGCCACGCTCTCAGCGTTGTCGGTGTATCGCTGCAGTGCATTGACACGGCCAAGAAACAGCTTGATCTCGGCGCCATTCATGGCCTCGCTGTGTGGCCAACACCAGCGATCGAGCGGTTCGCCGTGGTCATTGACATCCACTTGCTTATGCACTAGGTGCTCCCGTTGGCTTGGTTTACTCTTTGCGACTGAAGCCATTTCCTAAGAATTTGGCTTGCCTTGAAAAGTCCTACTCGACGGTATAGATCGTTGATGTCCTCCCCTTCGACTTCGCTTATCCAATAGGGCAAGCCGGTGTCGATGGCTGCCTTTTCGCCGGTCTTGCTGGTGTCGTTGTCGGCCGCGACGAATCCGCTGTGCGCCAGACGCTTGAGGTTGTTCGCAGAGAAACAAATATGAATGCGATAGGGTAGCTTGAGCGCTTGCAGGCAGAGCTTGAGACTCCAGCCAGTAGCCCACCCCTCAACCCACCAATCTGTGCCATGGGCATCCAGCAGAAACTCGGCCTTGGCAGTGATGCCGTCGGTGAGAAACTTCTTGGCTCCATTTCGGTCGATCATTTGCAGGCTCGACAACTGGCCGTTGATGAGCATTGGAATGCACAGCAGGTTGGTTTCTTCATCAGGACGCCAAACCAGTCCTTTGAGTTCAGGCCAGCCTTTGGACTGCAGGTAAGCATGTGTTTCCATCTGGCACTGCCCCAGTATCCAGTCGGCCTTTTGCGCCGCTTGCTGACCTCTTTTAGCGCGCTCACGACCTTCTATTGATTGCCTGGCCTCGACGTCTCGGCGGCGCGCTTCAATCTGCGCCTGGCTCGGTGGTGTGTAGGGCTCAGTGCGCTTCCAGCCGCAGGTCTGCGCCTCGTGGAACAGGGTAGCGATGGTCAGCCCAGTTCCTTTGCATGACTTCCAGACGGCCTTGGCTGATCTGGCGTTGTAGTTGTGCGCGGTTTGCGACCATTGATCCCAGATCGGATAACCACTGTCACCGAGTTCGCTTTTGACGGCCATCGCCATAGAAACCCAGGTACTGCGCTCGTCAGCTGGAATGAAAGCAAGAGCAGATTCGATGTCTTTCATTGCATCACACACTCAATAAACGCTTGCGCCGCCGGAGCGTTGATGGCGTTTCCGTAGGCGCGCAGGCGCACCAATCTGCTGGCAGTCCCATTAACCAGCGGGAATGTGCCGGGTTCAACTGGCCGCCACTTACCATCCCGGCATCCAAGCCAGTCAGCATCTCGCCAGAAACCGTTAGTCGGGCTGGTACTATCAGTGCAACAATCTGTCCTAGCGGTTTTCCCGTGTCCCACGGCCTTGCTTCTTTCACACCTCGGCTGGCATCTGTCGTTGTTGGTGTCGGCCAACCCGAATAAATCGCCACCTGCTCCCCTAAATTCCCCGGCGCTAAACTCTGTCGTCCAATGGACTCCCTGTACTTCCTTCGCTTCTCGTGAGCTTCTGGGTTTGTCCTTTGTATATCTGTCGTTGTTGGTGTCATCCAACCCGCTAATGTGTACGCTTGTTCGCTCAACGGCTTCTCTCTGGGGTTCTTCAGCCGACTCGCCAACAATTCCGGTGTCCCTGATGCGCTGCGCCAATCCCGTGCCGCTGGCTTTGCCCACCCAGTAAAGTCGTTGACGGATGTGCGGCGCACCGAAGCCCGCAGCGCAGGTATCAACCGCCCCTGCGGCGTAGCCCTGTGCTTCCAGGTCAGTGAGTACAAGGTCGAGCCAAGAGAGGCCGTCTTTGCTTGCAACTTGTTCGCCAAGGACAATGTCAGGGCGGCACTCTTGGATGAGGTGGTTGAAGGCTGGCCACAGATGCCGCTCATCAGCAAACCCCGCTCCTTTGCCTGCCGCGCTGAAAGGTTGGCAGGGGCAACTTCCCGTCCATACTTTTCGGCTTCCCCACCCTGCCTGGTTAAGTGCGTAGTCCCAAACTCCGATTCCTGAAAAGAAGTGTGTTCTGTCATATCCAGCAAGCTCATTTGGCCGAACGTCTTCAATACTTCGTTCATCTATATCCCCCTTGGTAATCCATCCTTCATCCATCAAATTGCGCAACCATTGCGCAGCATTTGGGTCTATTTCGTTGTAGTACGCCCGTAGGTGTTTATCGGCTTTGATGGGCATAAATCCTCTCGGTATTAAATTGGCAGCAACTAGGACGAAACGGGTCGTTTTTGTTGTGATGAGCACTCATTGCATGCGCCCCTTGGCCATGCCCTTGGCGTAGGCAATGGCCCGTGAGCGGAACCAGTTCGCTACAGCAGGCGTCGGGTACTTGGGCGCAGGCTTGATAGCCGGTGGGTCTGTCTTGAATTTTTCTTTAAACTTGTAGTAGGCAAAGCCTGGCTTTTTGCCGTGTTCTTCGGCGTAGCCAATGGCTTGGGCGTACCAGTCGATCTGGTCTACTTGCGGTTTGGCATTGCTGACTGTGATCTCTTTCATGACCCCAGCAATAGAGACAACGTCGTTGCGCCGGGTACGTACATGGCCGCAGTGTGTACAAACGTCTGCGCCACCCCAAAGGTGTCCACATGCCGGGCACTTGGACGCCTCTTTTTCTTTTGGAGTGGGTTCTTCTCGGCTCTTTTTGTCTTCTTCTCCGTCAAGGGTTTTGACGCCTTCGTTGTAGAGCTTGTCAAAAGAGGCCTGAAACCGCAGGTAGTTGCCAGAATGATCTTGCACGATGGCGAATGCTTTCCCTGGGTAGGGTCTAGCCACCCGGCCCATCTGCTGAACGTGCTCTGAGAAGCTCTTTTTGAGCGGACGCGCCAGGATGACGTGGTGAACGTCGGGCTGATCAAAACCCCGTGATAGGATGGCGACCGAGACGATGACTTTGATGTCGGTGTCTGGTTTGGCAAAGTCAGCCAGCACCTCGGCGCGGTACTCGTCCTCGTCGTTGGAGGATATTTGCACTGCGTTGATGCCAGCTTCGACAAACTTACGCACCAGCTCCGCACCGTGGGCAATGCCACAAGAGAAGCAAATGGTTTTACGTTGTTCGCCCCAGACTTCGTTGGAGATACGGATGTAGTCAGCAACCACGTCCCCGACGATCTGTTGGCCGCGCTTTTCGAGCTCATCTTTTTGCCATTCGCCCGCAACAACTTTGACGCCCGCGGTGTCGATCTCGTGGGCAATGAAGACACGATAGGGAACCAGGTAGCCTTTGTCCACCAGCTCTTTCATGGTGATAACCGAGGTGACGGCAGAAAAGTAATGCCCCATCTCAGGATGAAAAGGCGTTGCGGTAGCGCCGATGACGCGCAGGTCAGGACGGTTGTTGAATAGGCGCTTTAGAGATGTGCGTAGGCATGCGTGTATTTCATCCACAAAGCAGATGTCAAACGCAGGCCAGGTTTCCATGCGCTCAAGCGTTTGCGCGGTAGCCACCTGGACTTGGGCGTCGGGGCGGAAGCGCCAGTGCTTGGCCATCAGCACCCCGTGGTCGATACGGGCAGCGTCGAGGTGTTTGGAAAACTGTTCGACAAGCACCCGGCGCTCGCAGATGAAAACGATCTTGGAGCCCTTGTCCTGGGCAGCCTTGATCATCTGCAGCATGATCACGCTCTTGCCAGCGCCGGTACTGGCCGACAGCACTTGCCGACGGTGACCTACGCGAAAGCCTTGGCGCAGGCTCTCGATAGCGTCTTGCTGGTATTGGCGTTCTTCAATGGCCATCTTTTAACCTTTTGAGTTTGTTTTGCTGGGAGACACATTGCTTTTTGAGCGCTGCGCATTCGTTTTGCAGCTGGTCACGCGAACGGGTGACGGCCTCGAGGTTGATCTCTAGCGAGCGAACCTGGGCACGCAGTGAAGCGATGAGGTCACTGGACTGGGCTTTGTCTTCAGGTGTGCCGTCCATAAAGCCAATGGCAAGGCGGGACTGCAGTTCTTGAATCTGGTCAAGTGCGTCGTCGAGTGCGCTGTATTCGGGCGGTTCTTGCTCTTTGACTATGGGCTCGACCGATGGCGTAGTGACAGGCGGCTTGGTGACAGGCGGCTTGACTGTGGCCGCACCTTTTTTGACTGAGAGGGTGCCGTTGCGTACAGCGTCTTGCACCTCTGGCGTGGCAGCGTGCACGACCTTGGCTTGTTTGATGGTCTTGATGCTGGTGCCTGCGATGGCGGCTAGCTCGGCATTGGTTTTTTGAGGGAGGGTACCCGGTACCCTCCCTGAATATTTGTTAGCACCGACTGGATGCCAGGCATAAATAGCGGTGATGGCCAGGGCGCGCTGCGAGGCGGTGACGTTACGACGGGCATCATTCTGTGATTTGACAAAGTCAACCGGGTCAGTGTCGCCGAGCGCCTTTGATGGGCAATCCATGCCCAGTCCGGTTGCTGCACGGTAGCGGTGCCAGCCATCGATGACCATGCCTTCAAACAGGGTGATCGGGTTTTGCACCCCGATGACCTCGATGCTGTCTTTGAGCGACTGGTACTCCTGTTCGCTCATGGCAGGCCAAGCGGCCGAAAGTGGGTGTTGCTTTAAAGTGTAAATTTTCTGTATTGGCATCGCGTCATCTTTGTTTTATTTGAGGAAACCGTACTAAATGTTTGCTACCGAACAAACATTCATGTACTATTTGTGCGAAGATGTTGATCTAGCCCGCGCTTGTTCTTTTGCTCGGCGGTGGCCTTCGCGCTCTGTAACCAGGGTGGCATAGGAGAGTTTCCTTTTTGACAGTTTGACGATGGTGGGCATCCATGCGGTAGGCATGAGGAGGCGTCCCGTGCACACATTGGTGACGTTGGTGGGGCTGATCCCCAAGGTACGAGCCAGGTGCGAGGCCATGCCGCGATTGTTTTTGAGCCAGTTCGAAAAGTTTTGCATGTAATTTGCCTTTAAGCTTGAAATTACTCAAGTGTAAAGCAAACAAAAGGAGTCTTTATGGACAAGTCAAAAGAAATGGCTGCGCGGCGTCGGGAAAACCTGACGGCCTGGATGCACAAGTACAAAAAAACGCAAACGGACGTGGCAACGGCGGCAGACTTGAGCCGCAGCTATGTGAGTTTGCTGTTTAAGCCGGAGCGCTTTTTTGGTGAAAAGACCGCCCGGAAATTAGAGCTGGCGCTGAGTATGCCGACCAACTACTTGGACGGTGATCAGGGTGCGCCCAGTGCGGTATCGGCCTGGAGCGTGCCGGATGATCTGCAGCCAGGGGTGTATGCGCTGGTGCCCCGGATAGAGGTGAGCTTGTCAGCAGGCCACGGCTGTGTGGTGAGCCAAGAGTTGCTCTTGCCGCCGCTGGCTTTTCGCCACGACTGGTTGCAGCAGAAGTGTGTAACAGCCAAGAAAAACCTGCGGGTTCTGACTGTACACGGAGACTCCATGGAGCCTTATCTGATGGACAAAGACTTGGTGCTGATTGATACAGGGCAGTCTGAGATCAAAGACAATGATGTATATGCCATTGCCTATGGCGATGAGACACGTATCAAACGATTGAGCAAGCGCTTTGACGGCGGCTTGTTCATTCGCTCAGACAACCGGGCTTACCCAGAGGAGGCGCTTTCGCCAGAGCAGACACAGGAGATCAGGGTGCTGGGCCGTTTGCTTTGGCGGGCTGGCTAGAGGTCGCCCCTGTGCGCCAGCTCTAGCGCATCAATGAGTTGCGCCACCAAAGCGGATGGGATAGTGATAGTTGCACCGCCCTGATGGATGAAAATGACGTCCTCTTTGGAGGCAACATGTACTGCCTCGAAGCTGGGGAATACCTGGTTAAGTTTGGTTGGGGTCATATGGCTTTTTAAAGTTGCTGCAATGCGCCACAAGCCATTGCTGAAGACTTGGCTTTTGGGTGGTTTTTGCGAGGTGGTTCCAACGACATGGTATTTGCTAAGGCAGGTCTTGATTCTGAGCCGCTTTGTCTTTTGAAAAGCTGACGTAAATCAATGATGCCATTTTCTGCAAAGTTTTTGAACCCCCAGATTTTTCGTTACGGCAATATGTGCGCAGGCTGATGCCCAGTTCCATGGCCATGCGCTCTTGCGTCCAGGCCAAGTTGTGCCGGATTTGGCTTAAAGTTAAGGGGGCTTCTTGTTCAAAGAGGTTGTGGGCGGCCTGCCAGCATCTCCATAGGGAGTCGACACGCTCGCTGTAGTAGCTGCCCGAGGGCAAGGGTTTGATGTCATCACGGTAACCTTGGGTGGCGAGCCAGGCGTGGAATTTGTCGCGGGTGTTCATAATTGCTCTTTTCTAAAAGACACGCTGGCATCAGATTCGCGCAGGGTGTTGTGATGGATATCAAGGACGGGGTCGGTGAAGATGGTGCCGTCTGATGACTTGGCATAACCGCCTGCCAGTACCCAGGCTACGGGCGCTTTGATGCCGCGAAAGACATCACGGTCGCGCTGAGCCAACTGCTCTTTGGATAGATAGCCGCTGCCCAGGTCATCATGCTCCCATGCATCGGCGCCCGCCTGGTAGAGAACCAGGTCTGGGTTGAATGCATTTGTCTCTTTGATGGCGCTGTGCAGCCAGGCCTGAAAGTCAAGGGCATCTTCTTGTTTTTCGTTACCATAGAAGTGCTGGCCTGATGTGAAGTGCAGCACCTGCTTGCCAATGTGCTTGTGGCGTTTGAGGAGCGCGGCCGAGCCGTCCCCATAGTGCGCATCTGCATCAATGATGCCGATTCGGATATTTGGGTTTTCTTGAATCAGTTTGGCAGCGACGATGATCAGGCCGTTGACTGTACAAAAACCTGCAGCCTCATCGTACCCGCTGTGATGAAAGCCAGATACTGGTGCACAGACGGGAATTGCCGGGTACTTCATGGCATGCCGTGCTGCTGAGAGCAAGCACCCAACAGTCCATAAGCAGGATTCAGGGAGATCGGGGTTGCAGTCCCCAAAGCCGTTTGGCACTCGCAGTGCAAACAGATCATGAATGTAATCTTTGCTATGGACAAGGCAAAGGTCTTTTTTGGTGACGGGAACAACAGTGCCAAGGGACTGTGGGCCATAGTTGTGATACGCAAAGTGCTGCATGAGCTCTACAAACCTGCGTGGCTTGGAGGCGCTTTTGCTGTAGCTCTTGATGGAGTCAATGCTTTGGCGTGGGTCGTAAAAAATGGGTGTCATTGGGGCTCCTTTGTGTACTCAGAGAGACGCTTGATTCTGGCCAGGTGATACTGGCTGATTTGGGTTGCGTATTCGGCCGCTGATTGGGCTAATAGCAGGTCGCGCTTGGCTTCTTCGAGCTCTTGCGCTGCGATGGTTTGAGCACTGGGTTTGCGCAGTGCGTTTAAGATCACTTTGATCATGTTGTCTCCAGGAGTTGCAGGTCGATCAGATCACGCAGCTTTGTGAATTGTGTGCGATCGAGCAGGGTGGTAAATAGGGTTTGTTGGTCTTTGGGTTTTTTTGCCGTGGCCAGCTCCGAGGTGAAGCTGACCCAAAAATAATCCAGTGGCGAATCAAGTTTGCTGACTTGCAGACGCATGGTGTAGTTGCCGTTGTCGATGAGTTTGTTCAATGGGTTTCTCCTGCTTTTTCAATGGCTGCCTTGATTTTGTCAAGCGTCTTGCCGACATAGCCTGGCTTGTAGCAGTCGTCTTCTGCACAGTCTTCAAGTAAAGGCAGGGCTAAATGCAAGGCATCAAGTAAATCAGGGAATGCTTTGAGCGCAATGCCACCATCCCTGAGTTCTTCTGGTGTAAATCTTCCACCTCCGATGGTCACGGACTCACGATCGATAAAAGCCCGGCGCATGTTTGCGGCCAGTATTTTGATATTTTTCATTTTTCGTTTCCTGATGTTGCTTCTTGGATGGCTTCTTCTGCAATGGCAAGGTCACGCTGGAGGCTGGCGTACATGTCGCCGCGCCCAGAAACACAGGGTTCGGCGTGGGAGATGACCCAGTTTTTCATGAGCTGCAGTGCTGCGAGTAGCTGGTCTTCGCTACGTGTCAGGTTGGGGTGGCGAACCCTGCGCACCATTGGCGCAGGTGAGTGAAGGAAAGGCGCCAGCGCCTGGGCGAAGACTGGGTGCAGGTTAGTATTCATCTTGAGCCTCTTCGATGTGTTGCAAGATTTCGATTTCGAGCTTCTCGGCGTCGCTGTCGGTGAGTTTGCGAGCGAGCCACGGTGCTTCGCGGCCACGACGGTCGCAGATGACATAGTCCAAATCGCCACCGGTATCGGGTTCCCAGTTGTCAATGTTTCCCCAGCGCCTGCCAGGGATGACGGGTTCGTAGTAGGTGACGTCAACAATGCAGGGGATGCCTGCAATACGGGTGTCAATTTGCATGATGTGTTCCTTAGATGGAATAGTTGGACCAAAAAAAAGCCACTGCAAAACAGTGGCTATGGTGATGTTGGGATGTGGATCAACCGTTGTTGCTGAAGACAAAAACCATTCCACCCTTTTCGACAAACGTGACGTCGCCGCTCATACGACAGTCTCTTGCGTAGGCTGCGTGATCAATGTAGTAGCGCAGGTTTTCGGGTATTCCAGACAGCATGCCAGATGATTCCCAATAGTCTTGAGACCAATCTTCTTCACTGCCAAACTCGCCTAAGAAGGCTTCTTTTGCTGCGTCAAGCGTGCCGGATGAATCAATCGAATCAAGGTACACCTCAAGAATATTTTTGTCGTCCTGATCCAGGTTGACCCATGCGTCCCAGACCTCCGGATCAAGGTGCGATTCGCTGATGAACTGGCCGGGGATACCCTCCCAGTCTTGGTACATGAATTCGTGCTCTCCGTCGCCGTGCAGCTCTTGGCACGCCTCTTCAAACTCGTCTATGCCAGAGTAGTCTTCGAGGTCAAGCCACTTGCCTTCGAGCGACCCGCTGTTATATTTTGCGTATGTGCCGACGTAGACGCGTGGTGTGGTCATGATGTGCTCCTTAGTAAGGTGGTGTGCCAGATTGATCCCATGTTTTCTCCTGTTTTTGAACGAAAAAAAACCACCCGTAGGTGGCTTTGCTGTGGCGCTATCACTCCAGAGGCATGGTCGTTTCAGTAGTAGTAATGCTCCATCACTTCCATGATGTAGTCTTCTGGGTCAACCTCATCGGCTTCGGCGTTTTTTATAGCCTGGAGGATGGCTACGTGCTGAGCGCCAGTAATGCGTTTGTTAGTTGGCTTCAATGAGCCGCTGTTGTTCACCCAGCGTACTGTGTACGACTTTACAAGTGTTCGGTCTGGGTAAACCGTGATGACTTCTGATAAGTTGTCCCAGATACCGACTTGAATGTTCCGAACAATTTGAGCAAGATTAGCTTGTGCCATGATAAGTTTCCTAATCCACGGATTCGCCGGGGCGATGCAACTGGCCGGTTGCAGGCGGTGATGGTTTACGACCATTGGCGCAGTAGCATTTTGACACCACTGCACTGCACCCTGTCACGGTGCAGCACGCTGGAGTCAGATCCCTTTGAGTGCGTTGTCACGGGCATCTGCCAGTGAGTTGTGCCAATCGACGCGGCCGCTCATCCAGTTGACGCTCCACTTGTCTGGCATCTTGGGCCAGGGTGCATGCTGGTGGATGGTGGCGATGATGGCGCCGTTGCGTTCGACCCAGCGGTTGGTGCCTTTGCCGTGGTTGGATTGGTGGATGGTGATCATGTCAGTGCCTTGTGGCAGTCGCCACAGTGGGTGAAGCCGTGCTCGTCGATGTTGAACACGGGATGGATCAGGTTGCCTTCGCTGTCAACCAGGTCATATTCAAGGCCGTGATCATCTTTCATGGATGTCCCCATGGCATAGGGGTGGTGGTGATCGAGCAGCATGCGCTGGGATACTTTCTTGGTGCAGGCTGGGCAATGCACATCTGCGTCATAGGTGTATGCGATGATTCTCATAATGCCTCCACGGCAACAATGTTGCCGGTGCGTTGATAAATGCGGCCGGCATAAGCCAGTGCCGCTGCCAGGGTGGCAAACTTGCGCTTGCCGTTGACGATGTATTTCATGCGACCTCCGTGTTGACCCAGGTGGCCTGGGCGAGTTGTTTGACATTCATGCGGTAGCGGCAGCCGCTGCTGTTGGTGACCGTCCAGCCCTTGCGAGGACCGGCCGGGGCGACCAGTGTGTAGGTGTCGCTGCCGTAAGAGACTACCTATCCGGCGAAGGCTTTGTGGCTGGTTTTGCGGGCGTGGTGTTCCCTGACTTTGAGGCGCCATTCGATGGCGTAGCCCCTGGGCTCGCTGGCCGCATCGAGGAATGAAAGAGGGCAGTCGTAGACGAAAGGGCTAGACTCTTCGTCCATGCTCTTGTAACCCCAGCCCATGCCATGCTTGCCGCCTCCGGCCAACAGGTCCAGGCCGATGATGGTGCGGCCGTCCGGGCACTTGATGAGTGTCCAGAGGTGGTTGCCAACTACGCTATGGCGCAGCATGGTGTAGCCAGGGCTGTAACGTCCGGGCCGGGTGAGCTCGGCCACACAAGCTTTTTTGTCGTGGCGCGGTGAACATGCAAATGACCAACCCATGGTTTTCTCCTAGGTGAAGTTGTTTGGCGAAATATCGACTGGCGTATGTACAAGCCATATCGAGCGTTATCAATGGCTCATCAAATCCACAGCAATTTTCCGTAGCGGTTTGGCTGCATCGTCCAGCAAGAGTGCCTGCACGAAACTGGAGACCAGACGTAATAATCAAGAAATTCGCCTTCGCAATAAGCTTGACGCAACTCTCTCCACTGAGCCATTTGTTCTCTGATAAACATTGCATTTCCTTAGTTAAAAAAACACTTGTTAGACCGATATGTGACGCGTTTTGTGATGCTCCAGCGTTCCAGCACCGGGTGTCCATAAGCATCCTCATCTATAGCGATGTAGGCAACACCCTTGCGGACAATGCCAAAGCGGATACCGTCGAGCACGTCAATCGCATGGATGAGGTCGTGCTTGGCCGCCCACTCATCAGACGCTGGTCGGAAAGTGAAGTAAGCCCTGGTTTCTGGAACATAAAATTCGCCGCTGTCACCAGCAAACGGTAGGTCGTATCGAACCATGGTTTTCTCCTAGTTAAAGCACAAGAAAAAGCCCCGACTTGCGAGGCTTTGTTTTGCGGTTTATGCTGAATGTTTAACACGCTAGTTAAACCAAAATGGGTTTAACAAAGCCTGCCTTCTCCATGGTTTAGCACACCTTTTGGTTGATGTACACATGGATGGGGACGCCGTGTTTTTTGTATTTTTTACACACGGGGGAAGCCAGCGTGCTGGTGTCGCATACTTCGTTATCAAAATGCACCCAACCATCTGGAAGAGTGATGCGCTCATCGCATTCCAAGGTGACTCCGAAGTAAGTCAGCCCAGCACAGTTGTCTATCCAGTGGTTTGGCATCATTTTCTTGAGTTCCTTGATGTCTGGCGACTTGCTGCACCAAGCCGTCTGTTTTTTCTCTTTCTTGATCAGAAGCCGCAAGAATTCAATTTCGCCTTTGATTTGGTGTTGTTTTTCAAGCGCTTCTTCAAGCCGTCTTGCATATGAGCTCATGGTTTTCTCCTGGTTAAGACTAAGCGCATTGCTTTAGGCGATTTGGTTGGACTGCAGCGCAGCCAGGCGGCGCTCGGCGGTGACTTCGTAAACTAGGCTGACACCGTACTTGATGCCTGACTGTGCGGTGAATCTTTCGTAGCGCTGCTCGAAGCTGCGCTCGCCCTCATCCCAAGCATGCAGCGGCTGGCTGCCAGGTGTGTGGCCGATGACCCGCAGGTTGGTGGGCGGTGGGGTGTGGCGGTCGTGCATGTTAGATATCCGTCACTTGGCATGCCTTGTAAAAACGCTGCGGATCAAACGCCAGATTGAACTGGCTGCAGGCTGTTACCACAGCAAAGGCTGCGGCTAACCTCTCACTAGCAAGCGGAAGTTTCGAAATTTCATGAGCCAAAGCTTCAAAGTGTTTTCGTGTCATGGTTTTCTCCTGGTTAAAAAAATGCCACCGTTACGAGGTGGCTGCTAGTTAAGTAATACGCTGGTGTAAGTGCACATCCATACACTTGCACCAGAGAACTGGCGGCGCCCCCTGGACGCCTGCGGTTTTGTTTTTCTTGGGGGCTAACCCTCACTGCGGCTTCAATCGGTGGCGCAGTTACCTTCTCCCAGCCCACTCGCTGTGCATTGGCATGCATCAGGTCTAAGTGCCACCCGTTTATTTTGGTTAGCTCCGAGTGCAGAGCTGGTGACCGTTTTTGCTGGTCTGGCGATCCGGACGATGCCGTTCGATGGGATGAAGTGTAGCCGTAAAGCAAACATTGTGTCAAGTCATCATGCTAAAACGGCAACAAAAGTGTGCAGTTCACCAATGAAAACGGCGTGTTTTGTAAACTTGAGCAAACTTTAGGGGTATTGCGTTTTGGCCTCGCGCGATGTGCTTGCGCATGACCTATGCGCATGGTGCATGCACAAGTCGGAGACTGCGTGGGCACGATGCGTGAGTGTGTGCGAAGGCGTGTGTGGGCTTGTGTGCAACGAGGGTCGCGCGTTTCTATCCAGTCGCCTGGGCGCGGGAAGACAAGTCAGTGGGGCGAGGCCAGTGCAACCCTTGGGTCGTGCGCATCCGTGAAGTCCCTGCGAAGCAGGAACTACGTGCGCGCGTTGGAGACTTCCGTAGGAAGACTCCCGTGTGTGTGAAAGGTGCGCAAGCGGATGGTCAATGGGTTGCAAGGATTCCATGGGTTTCCTTTGGTTAAAACGACACGCGCACTTCCACTTACCCTTTGAACCTACCTACCCGGATGTCCGGTGGCTTGCGGTGCAAAGGCTCCTTTACGACAAACCAGCGCCCGGTTGGGCTTTCGGGCTGGCGCTCCGCTACCTTGGAACTTGTCGATGCCGGGAGGATGGTGGCCCCCGGGTCGGGCACCCAGCATTGCTGTTGGGACTTCCACATTCCCCATTGCTGGGGCTGGTTAATCGCCTTGCGGCGTTGTCTATATCCGTTTCGCTTTCGCTACTCCGACCTGCGGGTCACAGGGGATAAGTCCATCAACATCACCAGACTGCGGACTGCTTCTGGGTGTGTCATTTGGTGGGTACTGGGAGATTGCTGCCCGATGTGCTAACGCGCCCTGACGGTCAAGTGGCGCAATCGAAAAGCAAAAAAGCCGTTTTCTGCTGCGCTCCAGTGTTGCACCACTGGAACCCTTTCGGGCTAACGCATGAGAAAACGGCTTCAAGTAGTCGTGTGGTGCAACACTTGACGGAAAGAATTATATATCAAATGTTTGTAGTACAGCAACACACAGCTGAATTTTAAAGTAAAATTAGCCCTATGCCAAACAACTTAAACGCAGCAACGCTTGAAAAAGAGGCAGGGTACCCGGTACCCTCCCTCAAAAAAGAGCTGACTTTGCCGTGGCCACCCAAAGGGCTGAGCCCAAACGCCAGGCTTCATTGGGCAGCTAAGTCAAAGTTGACCAAGGCCTACAAAGAGGTTTGCTGGGCGCTTTGCAAACAGGCTGGGATGGTGGCTCCGGATTCACAAAGGATCGCGCTGTGGCTTGATGTTTACCCGCCAGATCGCCGTGCACGCGATGACGACAACATAATCGCCAGTTTCAAGGCGGGGCGCGATGGGCTGGCGCTGGCGCTGGGGATTGATGACAAGAGGTTTGTTCTCAGGCCTTTTGTCAAAGATCAAATTGGTGGTTTTATCAAAGTTCGATTGACCGCTTACGAGGAGAGCGTATGACACACAGGCAGCACATTAACAAAAAAGCCCTGGCTGTAGCCGATAAGGGTGTTGCCTGATGGCTACCGGACGCTCAATGCAGGAGCGCTACTTTGGCGCACGCACGACCAGCGACTTGCGATTGACCCCTGACCGCATTGGAAGTGCTGATGTGCTGATTGCTGCAGGTATCGTTGCAAAGCGCAGTGAGCGCAAGTCCGTGGCACTGGCGGTGTGGGGGGTGTTGGTCTCAGACCACATGACGGGAGCCAATGAAGTGGCTGAGATGATGGGCAGGTGGCTCAGGAAGCGCTCTTTTGCGCGTGATGGCAAGACGATGCCAGAGCTGGCCGCCAAAGACGTAGCAATGGCCGTGCTGAAGTGGTGGCGCCACCCGGCTTGCTTGACCTGCGGCGGGCATGGTCATCCGCTGATTCCTAATTCACCAGTGATCGACGAGAGCCGTGAGTGCCCAGCCTGCCTGGGGTCTGGCCACATACCGCTTAACCGCCTGGTGCGCACTGAGTACGTGGATGACGCTTACTGGCTCAGTGGAGAGATTGACACACTGTGCCAAATGGTTTTTGGCGAGATGGCTAGAGAGCTTCGAAAAGACTTGGAGTTGCTGTGAGATTCGTTTGGCAAAGCCCAAAGATGTTTTTTAGATGGGGTCTGTTCTTGTATGTGGGGAAAAGGCGCTACCATATCTTTGGGTGGTCTTTAAAATAATTGTTCACTTTACTGCAAAAGTTATTTTTTCTGTTACATTACAAGAAGCTACATAGCCGGACAGACAGCCCCGGCACTAAAACAAGCGGTTTTTTCAGGGGACAAGTGCCTCTTGCCGCAGCGCCAAACAACACTCACTCACCAAGTGTCAGTACTCTTGGCGAGTGAGTTACTTTTCTCCCTGTGTCCAGCAATGGACTTTGCCCCTGTTGAGGTAACTCCAGGGGCTTTTTTTATGCTCCCTGCGTGATCGATGGGATTGATATGGATTCAATTTCACCAAGCAGTTAAAAGCTTGAGGAGATTCAACTGCTATGAATAATGAAAAAACAAAAAGCAGCCCAGACTGGGAGCTGATTGAACGGCACTATAGGGCAGGCGTTAAGACAGTTCGGCAACTTGCTATTGAGTATGGCGTGTCACACACAGCCATTCAGAAGCGAGCGACTAAGTTTGGGTGGGAGAGAGACCTTACACAAAAGATACAACAAACAACGCAAAGCATAGTTGCCACAAAAGTGGTTGCCAAACTGGTTGCCACGGAAACCAAACTGTCGGATGCGGCAACCGTAAAGGCTTATGCCGAGGCTTCGGCAGCTGTTGAGTTGCTTCAAAGAGATGATGTCACACTGGCAATGAAGGTGTCTCGGTCGCAGCTTGAGGAGGTTGCCATACTATGCGATCCGGAGTTTCGAGAGCGTCTTGTCGCGCTTGGCGAGGCTAATGATAAGAGCACTGAGAATCGCTCTGATAAAGCTAATGAGTTGTACCAGTACATCATCAGCCTAGCTGGGCGGGTAAAGCTGAGTAAAGAGATTGCGGCAGCGCACGGTGTTTATATCCCGATGCAGCGCAAGATTCTCAAGCTTGACGCCGAGGGTGACAAAAGCCAGTCGAGCGTGGATGCTTTGCTGGCTAAGATCAACGCGGCGTCCGAATGACTGATGAAGAACGCGAGATTGCGCTGTGTAAGTTGCGCGACAACCTGGAGTTGTTTGCTTGCCAGTGCCTGAAAATCAAGGACAAGTCTGGTGACCTGAAGCCGCTTGTGCTGAACCGGGCGCAAAGACACATTCATGAGAAGCTCGAGGAGCAGCTCAAAAATACCGGCAAAGTCAGAGCTATCATTTTGAAGGGGCGTAAGCAGGGCGCATCGACATATATCGCGGCCAGGTTCTATCACAAAGCTGTGTTTAAGGGGCGGTCAGCCTTTATTGTGGCGCATGAGGATTTGGCCACGACGGGGTTGTTTGAGATCGTTCAACGATATCAGATCAATAACCCGGTAGCACCAAGCACCAAGGCATCGAACGCGAAAGAGTTGATTTTTAAGCAGATGGATTGTGGCTATAAGTTGGCTACTGCTGGTACTGATGATGTTGGGAGAGGCAATACAGCCCAGTTGATCCACGGCTCAGAATACGCCTACTGGCGCAACCCGCAAAAACACATGGCAGGCCTGGGGAATGTGGTTGGCAATGTGGATGGCACTGAGTTTGTGCTTGAGTCCACTGCGAACGGAATTGGCAACGGGTTTCATAACCTGTGGCAAGAGGCTGAAGCTGGCAACGGCGAGTTCATTGCGATTTTTACACCATGGTTTTGGGATGATAGCTACCGCTCTACGGTGGCGGCGGACTTCATTAAAACTGCTGAAGAGATTTTGTTGGCCGAGACTTACGGGCTAGACAACGAGCAACTGCAGTTCCGGCGCAACAAGATTAGCTCGTATGGCGACGGTTTTGCGTGGCTGTTCCAGCAGGAGTTCCCGAACTGTGCAGCCGAAGCGTTTGTGATTGCAGTTGGGAACCCGCTGATCAACCCAAGCAATGTGATGGCTGCGGTCAACAGCACGTCAGCAGACATGAATGCGCCGCTGATCATTGGCTGTGATCCAGCGGGCGATGGGATTGAGGACGCTGACAGGACTGCGATTTGTTTCAGGCGTGGGCGCACGGTGTTTCGCATGGAATATCACCAGGGGTTGGACACGATGCAGATTGCTGGCCTACTGAGCCAGTACAACACCGAGCACAAACCAGACGGTTTGATCATTGACAAGGGCGGTTTGGGCGCTGGTGTCTATGACAGGCTAAATGAGCTTAATGTGCCTGTTATTGGCATCAACAGCGCCCAACGTGCTACAGATTCAGAGCGTTACGAGAACATCCGTGCCGAGATGTGGTGGCTGATGAGTGAGTGGTTCGCTGATAAACCGTGCCGGATACCGAATAACGCGGCACTGATCAGTGATCTGACAGCACCTCAGCCCAAGGTGAGCTCAAACGGCAGGAAGTTGCTGGAAAAGAAAGAGCACATGAAGGCCAGGCAAGTCAGGTCGCCCGACGGCGCAGACGCTATGGCGCTGACATTTGCTATCCCGGTGAGCTACCGCGATTCGAGTCGTGGCGCCAGACCGACAAGAGTGAGACCAGCGGCCACATCGGCCGGTTATTGAGGCAGGGTACCCGGTACCCTCCCTAAATTGAAAGCAGATCATGATTGATGAAGAAACCCGCCAACGTGCTAAAGAGTATGCCGACAGCTTTGCTGAGGCTACGGCCGATGACCCAAAGCCGCCTGCGCCTGATCTGGAGCCAATGGAGCCCGTCAAAGAGGCTGCAAGCGCACCAGTTGAGGATGAAGATGCAAAGCTGTTCAGTGAGGCTTTTAACGCGTCTGATGCGCCTGTTAAACCTGCTGCGCCTGCGAACTTTAAAGATGCCTTCGCCCATGCACGAAAGAGCGGATTAAAGGTGTTTGAGTTCAACGGCAAGAAGTTCACAACGGCACTCAAGAGCGAGATGAAGGCTAAGCCCGATGTGGTCAAGGTGACTAAAGTGGTTAGTGCTGAGTCGCAGTTGCCAGTGGCCAACAAGGATGCTGAAAAAGCCAAGCCAACAATCTATGGCAACACTTTTGTCAAGGATGCGGTGGATTCAATCAAGGCCAAACTCAATGACGACACCCAAGTGGGTAAAGCCAAGTTCCACGCTAATGGTCGGCCGAACCTGACTGCGCGTTAATGAGCGACGATATCCAATACGAGATGGCCTCTCGGGAGGCGTTTAGGGACAACGGCACGACCACGTCTGTGATGAGCGCTTTGGGCGTGAAGCTGTTGCGTGAGTTCTCGACGGCCGAAGAGGATCGTTACGCCACCGAGTTGCGTTGGCTGCAGGATTTGCGGCAGTTCAAGGGCCAGTACGACCCAGAGGTGCTGGCAGCGATTGGCCCCAAGCGGTCGCGTGCGTTTGTGCGCAAGACCCGGGTGAAGGTCAAGACTGCGAACAGTCGCGTGGAGGACTTGCTGTTTCCTGCGGGCTCGGAAAAGAATTGGGAAGTGGATACGACGCCTGTGCCTACGGTGTCCGATGATGTGCGCAAGGGTGTGATCAAGCAGCTGCAGCAGATGGCGCAGCAGGCCGCGCAGCAAGGGCAGAAAATGCCAGCGCCTTACATCAGCAAGAAGATGGTGGATGATGCCGTTTTGAAGCTGTGCAAAGAGTCAGCCAAAGGCATGGCCAAGGTTATTGATGACCAATTGAGCGAAGTGCGCTACAAGCAGATTTGCAAAAAGGTGGTGAATTCTGGGCACTTGTTTGGCACGGGCATTTTGAAGGGGCCGCTGGTTGAGCGCCGCATTCGATCTAAATTTGTGCAAGAGAAGGGCAAATGGGTCGAGAAGAGCGAGAGCTATGTCGTGCCGTTTGTAGATTTTGTGCCGCTGTGGCGCTTCTATCCGGACATGGGTGCGGATTCGCTGGACAACTGCCGCTATATCTATGAGCGCCACCAGATGACGCACACCGACCTGGCTGAGCTGGCGCAACGCAAGAGCTTTCGAAAGGACATCATTGTCGAGTACTTGAGATCACACCCAAATGGTGAGTGCACGGTAAAGTTCATTGACGGCGAGCTTAAGAGCATCGGCGATAGACAGTCAAAACAAGGTGACAACGACGGCCGCTATGAGGTGCTGGAGCGCTGGGGTTATGTATCTGGCGAGGACTTGAGGTCGGCCGGGCTAGAGGTGGCGGATGACCGCAGCCATGAGAGCTTTTTTAGCAACATCTGGATGCTGCCCAATGGTGAGGTGGTCAAAGCTGTGCTGCAGCCGATTAACGGTGTGACCTGGCCTTACCATGTGTACTACTTTGATAAGGACGAAACATCGTTCTTTGGTGAGGGTTTGGCCAGCGTGATGCGTGATGACCAGACGATGATGAATGCGGCCACCAGGCTGATGCTGGACAACGGCGCGATCACTTCTGGCGCAATGATTGAAGTGGCAACGGGCTTGCTGTCGAGCATGGAAGAGGGGACAGAGATTGAGCCGTGGAAAGTATTTTTGCGCAACTCAACCAGCCCGGGAACACCTGCGGTGCGCGCGATTGAGTTGCCGTCTCGCTTGGGCGATCTGAGCGGTCTGGCAGACAGGTTTGAGAACAATGCCGATGAGGTGAGCGCGATACCCAGGTATATGACCGGGGAAAACGTGGCCTCTGGCGCAGGCGGCACAGCCAGCGGCATGAGCATGCTGATGGGTGCTGCCAATATCATGATCAAGGACTTGGTGAGCAATTGGGATGAGGGCATCACGCGCTCATTCATCACCGGTATGTACCGTTGGAATATGCAGTTTCACCCGGATGCAGCGATTAAGGGTGATTTTGACGTCAAGGCGCGCGGGTCATCAAGCCTGGTGGCGCGTGAAGTTCGAGCCCAGCAGCTTGATGCCTTTAGTCTGGCTGTGGCGAATCCGATGGATGCGCCTTTTATCAAGCGTGACCACTTGCTTCGCCAACGCGCCGAGGCGCATGAGCTCTCGGACGTGATCAAGACTGAGGAAGAGGTGATGGCTGAGCAAAACAATGAGCAGGCCGCACAACAACAACAGATTCAGCAGGCGCAGATGCAATTGACAATGGCTGAATTGCAGCAGAAGGTGGCCTTATTGACTGCACAAGCAGCCAAGGCGATGGCTGAAGTCGAATTGGTCAAAGCCAGGGCAACCGAGACCAAGGTAGGCTCTGTTTTTGCAGCATTACAAGCGGGTGGTGCAGCTACCCAGAATCCGCATGTCGCACCCGCGGGCGATGAGATTTTGCGTAGCGCCGGTTGGGCTGATGCAACGCCGAACCCGAGCATCGCCCAGATAAGTGGCCAGCCAGTGCAAGAGCGGCCTGTGTTTGACCCGACCAAAGAGCTAGACAAGCCAGATTCTGGCCGTGTTGGCCTGAATGCGGGTATGGAAACAGCGGTGATGAATGACAACTAAAAAAACCGAAGAGCAACTGATGCATGAACGCTTGATCGAGGCGTCGCGCACAGTGCGCCAATACGCTGGTAGCGAGTGTTCGCGCCATTTGATTGAGCTGCTTGACGTGTTGGGACGCAGCTATGTGACCGATTTGGTCAATGTGCGACCGGATGGCTTGGTCGCATTGCAAGCGGCCATCAAGCAGACCTATGCGATTCGCGCGATTGTGGCCGATGAAGGCCAGGACGTGCCAAAGATTTGATTCTCAACCCCGTGACTGATTGAGCCGCTTCATTGCGGCTTTGTTTCGTCCGGACAGTCCGAGTCCCGCAAGGGCTCTTTTTTTGCCCCGAAAGGAAACGCTATGAAACCCAATGACCAAACCGAGCAAGATGAATTTGCCGCCTCTTTTGACGAGGATATGCAAAAAAAGGAGATGACCGAGGATGAGGCTTTTGGCCTGACGCCTGACCCTGAAACCCCGGATGAAACCGAGGCTGAGGTGGCCGAGGAGCCAGCAGAACAAGAGCCTGCCGAAGCGCCAACGGATACCGCTGGTGCAGAAGCTGGCGATGCTGGTCCGACTGACGAGACTTCGGTGGTCGTGGCAGTAGAGCCGGGCGCCCAAGATCAAGGCGTGGAGGTGATGAGCCCGGAGGATGTTCAGCGCGAGAAGTCGTGGATGGGGAGGCTCAAAGCCAAGGAGGCTGAACTCAAGGCACGCGAGGAGGCTTTGAAGGCGCATGAACCCGCTGAGACGCCAGCCGAAGAGTCTGCTGAGGCCACTACGACTGAGGCGATGGAAGATGCGATGGACAAGGTTGACAGCGGAGAGTTGACCTTTGAGCAGGCCATGAAGACGCTGGAGTCTGACTTTGGCCCGGACTTTGCACGCATGCTTAGCGTGATTGCCAAGCGCATTGGCGGTGAAGTGGCTGATGAGCGTGCCAACGCGGTGCGCGGTGAGCTTGACGGACTGGTTGGCGAACTGCGCAACGAGAAAGAGAAAGCGCACTACGAGATGATTTCAGATGCCCACCCAGACTTTATGGATGTGGCCGCCAGCGCAGAGTTCAAGGGCTATGTGGATAGCCTGCCTGGCTCTGAACAAGAGCAGGCGATGCAGGTGATTCACGGCGGCAGCGCCAAGCAGATCAATGCTTTGCTGAGTGCCTACAAAGAAAGCATCAAGACCGAACCGCAAGCCGATCAAAGCCCTGTGGATGAGTCGGCCATGGACGCTGCTGAAGGCGTGCGCTCGGCTGGTTTGAAGATCCCGGAGAAGCCTGCCAAGGCAGATGATTACGAAGCTGCATGGGCCGAATTCGCATAAAGATTTCAGGCGAAAGCCGAGACCATTACCAAGTTGGTTACCTGGTCGCTTCGCACAGTGAGCGTTATCACTGAGCATTTTCGGAGCACGACACCGGTCGCGCTGTCGGGTGCATGCGGGATAAGTCAAAAGACTCCCCAAAGGCATGGCCTGGGCTGCATACGGCATTAAAGCGTCAGTTCGCTCCTTTTGATATGGCTCCGCAAGGGGCTTTTTGTTTTTTTATCTTAAGGAAAAATCATGGCTACTACTGCTTATGGTGATATTTCACCGCGTACCTCTGCCTATGCATGCAAGGAATTGCTCAAGCGTGGCATCCCCTACCTTGTTTTTGAGAAGTTCGGCCAGGCTAAAAACCTGCCTAGCAACTCCAGCAAGCTCGAAATGTTTCGGCGCTTTACAGCATTGCCGACCACCCCGAAGGAGCTGACCGAGGGCGTGACTCCCACTGCGCAAACACTGCAAAAGGTTGACGTTACTGCCACTTTGGTGCAGTACGGCGACTTGATTACCGTGTCTGATGTGGTCACCGATACGATTGAAGACCCCGTTTTGAACGAGTCTCTTGAGTTGTTGGGCGAGCAAGCTGCACAGATGATCGAGAAGATGCGCTATGGCGTTTTGAAAGCTGCTACCAACAAGACGTTTGCCAACGGCACAGTCCGTTCTGCCGTGAATACACCATTCACTGTGGCGCTGCAACGTAAAGCTGTTCGCGCCTTGAAGCGCCAGAACGCACGCCCGATCACCTCGATCGTGCGCTCGACGCCAAGCTACGGCACCGAGAACGTTGCCCCTGGTTATGTTGGCATCATTCACCCTGACATGGAGGGTGCCTTGCGTGCTGCACCAGGCTTCACACCGGCTGAAAAGTATGGCTCAATCAGCCCATGGGAAAACGAAATTGGCAAGATTGATGACGTGCGCTATTTGTGCACCACCATCGTCGAGCCCTACCCGGATGCCGGTGGCATCAAGGGCGCCATGTTGTCGACGTCTGGAACTTCGGCCGACGTGTACCCGGTGATCTTTTTGGGTCGTGATGCCTACGGCATTGTGGCTCTTAAGGGTCAGTACTCCGTGACACCAATGGTGGTCAACGCCAAGCCTTCGGATTCTGACCCGTTGGCACAGCGCAGCCACATTGGCTGGAAGAGCATGCAAACCTGCGTGATCTTGCAAGACGCATGGATCGCAATTGTTGAAGCTGCTGTCGAAGCTTAAACCTGGTTGACCCGCAAAGGGTTGATTCAAGCCCCTGAGGAGGAATCCCCAGGGGCTTTTTCTTTGGGCCTTTGATGGCCTTTTCTGTTTTCAAGAGGTAACCACATGGCAACGAAATCCCAAATCAGCACACTGGAAGACAGTGCGCAACCAAATTCTGCTGCGGAAGATACGGCAAACGTGCAGCGCGCCCGCGCCCTCGAGGGTGGCACCGGAAAGTATGAGCTGCTGACCATTTATTCGGGTTCTGAGGCAGATGGCCAAGAAGCTGTCTTCATTGGGCTGAACGGCTACGCCTATCAGATTCCGCGCAATAAACCCTACCTGGTGCCAGAGGAAGTGGTTGATATTTTGCGCAATTCGGTGACAACGGCCTACGCCAATGTTGGCGGGAAGCAAGTCGCTACCGACCGCCCTCGCTACGCCTTCTCTGCAGTGCCTGAGTAAGCAGGTAGCCAATCATGTTGCTCTCCAACTTCCACCCCTTTGTTGCGACCGAGGTGATTGGCTGCCCCTACCCAACACTTGATCAGGCCTTGTTGCTGACGGCGATTGAATTCTGCCGTGAGACCAAGGCCTGGACTGAGAGCCAAGACCCAATCATCCTGATTGAGGGGGTCAATGAATATGAAATTGACGTCCCGACTGGCGCCTATGTGCAAACGGTGCGCGATGTCTGGATCGGCAGTCACCGATTGCAGCCCGTGACGATGTCTGGACTGCAAAACGCGATGCCTGACTGGCTAAGCGCCAAAGGCAGTGAGCCCAGCTACTACAACATGGCAGGCGAATTGCCACTGTTGCGGGTCTACCCGACCCCCACCGCAGTGACAGGCCAGGCCATGGTAGTTCGCGCGAGCTATGTGCCGATGATGAGCGCCACCAGCCTGCCCGACTTTCTTGGGCAAAGACACCTAGATGCCATTGCAAGCGGCGCCAAAGCCCGTTTGATGGCCATGCCTGGCGTGCCATGGACCAACACAGAGTTGTCCATCTACTACCGCGCCAATTTTGACAAAGCCATTTTGAACACCCGGATTGAAGAGGCGCATGACCGTGTGCCAGGAACGATTCGGGTGCAGCCACGTGCCTTCGGGTTTTAGTTCATAGGAGTCATCATGACCATTTCCGCATCATCCCTCATCCATCGCGCCACAGATTTACTGCAAGACCAAACCAGTGTGCGCTGGCCTGCTAACGAGTTGGTGCGTTGGCTCAACGACGCACAGCGCGCCATCGTCAAGGTTCGCCCTGACGCGATGAACACCACGGCCACCATGACATTGGTTGCAGGATCACGCCAAGACCTGGACAACGCCAACCTGACGCCTATTCCAGCCAAGCTGATTGAGATCACGCGCAACATGGCGGCCACCTCCACCAAAGGTGCGGTACGGCTTGTTCCTCGCCAGATTCTGGACGCGCAAACCCCAGGCTGGCATAACTTGTCT